CAGGGAAACCTGGTTTTTTACTGTTATTTTTAACTCTTCATCTATGACTAGGAACGGAGCCAAATTTGAAAAGAAAAAAATATAATATCATTACCTTCTCTTTGCTAGCTTTCTTCTTTTAAATGTTTTTTTATCAAAACATTTAAAAGAACCTGTAAAGCCTGCAGCAAAAACGCATCACATCTCTCACACCCTTTCATCAAAAAGTAGTTCATCTCATAAAAAAGAGAAGACCAAATCTTCAACTACTACTTCAAAAGAAGATGAAAAAAAGATGCTAAAGACGAAAATAAAGATCAAGCATCTCCTTCAGTTCAAGCACCAAATCAAAAACAAAACAACCAAACATCCAACCAAGATGGAAATCAAGAAAAGTCCAAGCCTGCTGAAGGTGGACGAGGTTGGGGCGGACCAGAAGATGGCTCCTATGCCACAAACGGAGAAGGCGGTGGAGGTCACGATGCAGCCTTCGCCGCAGGTGCTGGTGGAGGAAGCAATCATGCAAGCTCAACCAATCAGAGCAATGAGTGGGTTGACGACGTTGATAACAATCCTTACGAGTACCCACAAGCTTCATCAAGCACAGATACAACTGCCAATTCCAATTAATGAGTTAACAGAATACTTAACATCATCTGTATTCTATTTTGAGCCCTAGTTAGGATTAATCCTGACTAGGGTTTTTCTTATAAAAAAACACCTATAGTTCAATAGGCATCAAATAGATTTAGCTTAAATTTAGGGCAAAGTAGCTTAAAACCTTATCGTTACAAGCCCCAAAAGAACATAATGATAAAAAGATAAAAAAATGTGGACAAAATACTTTAAAACCGCATGGTTAAAGGCTTAAAAATGTCCCCTGCCAACGAAAAGATATAGAATATAAGAATAAATGAAAACTATAAATACTTAATTTTACTAGGTTTTTATAGTTTTTATTTTTATTTATTTCTGTGATTTTTGGAAGATTTGGGGCAAAATTTGGGGCAAAAAAAAGAGCCACGAGTTTCCTCGTAGCTCTACACCATTTTCTATTTAACTTAAACGCCATCAGTCACCAGTAGAGGACACGCGCAAGAACTTTTGAAAGCATTGTAAAACCATAAATAAGAAATGGATGTGTCAATGAATACTTGTATTATACCACAATCCTATATTTTAGCAAATAAAAAAACCGCCCATAAAAGGGGCGGCGTCTACCTATGAAGGCTATTCTCAAAACCAATACTATTGTAACACAAAAAAAGCCCCAGCAAAATGCTGAGGCTTCGACCACTACCACCATGATGTCCGAACTGTGGTCTGTCGGGAGGTGATATACTCCTTTTCGTTTATTTGATTCGTGGTCTGATTATTTTCCAGTTTGGCCTTGTGTGGCTTGTGCACGGTCTTCAATAGCCTTAACTACTGATGCACTAGCTTCATTGATTGCCTTAGAGACTGCTGCCGTGTCGTTTGACTGACTATTCAAGAAACGGTCAAAATCACCGTCTGGCAAGGTCAAGTGTTTAGCACCCGCTGAACGCAGAGCGTCTACTGTTCCCATTGAACCGATACCGAATACACGACCATTAACTACACCAAGATATCCTTGACTTCCACTTTCGCTACGTACTACATAATCCATATTTTCTTCTTCCTCTTTCTGATTTACTAAACTATCACCGTCGTTTATGATAACAACATTCTTATCCAATCCACCAGCAAGGCCGGTTGATGTAAACTGCCACCAGCGGGTGTGTTCCATGTTTGGATACACCCCCCAATATGGTTCTGGGCGTACCTCATAATCTGGATACGCTGCAATCCATAGGCTATTTGGATAGCGTGCAGTGATTTGATCTACATACACATTGGCTAGTGTATACGGCTTATAACTGTAATAGATTGGCTCAAAGCCGTTTGATTTACAAACATCCATAAATGCCAATACTGCATTAGTGTTAGCTTGCTTGTCTCCACTAGCTCCGTCCTCATAGTCGCATACTAGATAGCGTGGGTGAGATGGCAAGTTACTGATAAAGTAATTCGCTTCAGCTTGTGCCGTTGCCACATCTCCACCGAAACGGGCGAAGTGATAGTACCCGATACAGTTACTTGTGCTAGTTTGCTGACCGGCTACTGGACTAACCCAGCCCACACCTTCGGTGACCTTGATAACTGTGTTGTTAGTCCCGCTAGCTTGACAGATAGCCGTTAAGTCTCCCGGTTGGTACGCTGATACATCGATAAAGTAATTATCTTGTGCCATGCCATCGAATGGTAATTCAAACCATCCAACCATTTGTTGAGTTGGTGCTGACCAGTCGATATAACTGAAATTACCAGCGCTATCAAGGTTTCTTGTTACCTTGCGAGTCCAACCGCCATTATAAAGAGCATCACCATTACCGTCGATATTCTGCTCGATAGTGGCAACTGTGCCGTCTGGGTTTTCTGCGACCACAAAACCGATGTGACCGAATTGGTGGTAAGGTAAGCAGTTAGTTACCCACACACTGCCTACTGGTGGATTGTTTGACCCGTTAAAACGTGTGACTTTAAGTCCTAGACTTTCTGCTCTACTTAAGCCATCAATGGCATTTAAGTAGCTGAAATCAAGGTTAAACAAGCCCGCATACTGTAAAACGTAGTCAATTAAACTTATACACTGCCCGCCATACGGATTCGTCGGTACCGTAACACGTTGATTAACGAGACTATCAAGCGTGTTTAATAATTGTGCTTTTGAAGTCATGTTTCTCCTTTCTTAAATTATTTTTGAATAGCTTGTTTAATTTCCGCAATCTCATTCTCCAACTCTACAACCTTTTTCTTTAATTCATCAATTTCACTTGTAGGTAATTGAGATTTAGTCACAAGCGGGTCTTCCGCCCATTTATTTTGTTCTAAAACTTGTAGAAAAAAGTTATTATACGTTGGAAATAATCCATACGCTTGGCTTACAGACAATGATGAAGATTGTTTATCTTTAATCTCCTTAACATCCGCCCCAACAGCTTGAGCAAATTCTGTGAACTTACTCATAGCGCTCACGCTTTCGCAGAGTTATAAACACTTACAAGGTCTTCTTGCTCGATGGTATCGATACGAGTGCCCAACTCAGTCATTTTCGAGATAATGCCACTATCGGTATTGCCACCCGCTGCATTGATTTTATCAGCAATTTCCTTGAGCGTATCAAGTTCTTCCGGTGCATTGCCAATGATGTCAGCTTTAACTTGCGTAATAGCTTGCGTCAAGCGTTCCTCACTGACACCAGTAGTCTTGCTAGCAATAGATGCCTTGATTTCTTTGATGTCAGCACCTACAGCTTGGGCGAAATCATGTAATTTACTCATTTAATTATTCCTTTCAAATTTTAGCTAGATTGTAGATATTAACGAGGTCTTCCGTGGTATCACTGCCACCAGTAATTAAGCCGGATTCTCGCAATTCATCAGCTAGTAGTTTTAATTTAGGGCTTTTGTCTGATGGGATAGCACTGTCAGCGTTTAGTGAGTTTTTCACTTTCACTTTGAAATTGTTAGACGGGAAGACATGCCCATCCAGTTTAATTTCAAGGTAGTAAGTGCCAGCAGCTACCACGTTACCCATTGAGAACGAGAATGTCCCGTTTTCAACGGTGACATCTTGGTATAGCGCCACTGTTTCGTCATTTGACAGTGTTAGCTTACCAACGCCGGACAGTTCCATGCGTTTTCCATCGTACCCTAGAATTTCAAAACCAAAAACGGAAGTGGTGTCCCCAGATTTGAGAACATCGCCACCTTGAATTTGGTTGATGGAAGTCATGAGCTTAGCCATAGGCTAGTCCTCACGAGGTGCATGGTAGTTTAATGCTCGTTCGCTATCTGCTACACCCTTTGTTGTTGGGTCGGTTACGATTCCAAGAATTACCAAGATCACAACAAGAGTATTAACGCCCTCTTGAATGTTGCTTGGAATTGTAAGCCCGAATTGTTGCAACATAAGGAACACTGCTGAGATAAGAGCTACAAGAGTAGTTTTGTTTTGCAAACGTAGTTTAAAGTTAATCATGTTTAATTCCTCACTTCTAAATTAATGTATTTTTTATAAAGGGCGTCAATGTACCCGTTGCCACCTAATTTCTTGTAACTGGAGTGCATTTTGTGGATCACATCTGAATTATGAACAGTGGTATATCCACGCTCTAATTCTTTGTTAATGTCGCGTTCAAGGCGTAGATACATGGTAACAAGATGTGCTTCATCATGCACTACCAGCTTGTCATTTAATTCGTTGATTTTCTCGTTGTTTGATTCACCGATTTGTTGAATAGTTTCAACCGAATCATGAATGTTGTTCAACTCGCCTTTCAAAGCTCTGAATTGTGATTTGCTTAAATTAGCGGACTTGCTAGCTTTCATGCCAAACCACCCAGTCGCTATCACCCCGATAGTAGGGGCGAGGTGGTCAATCAAATCAGAAATATTCAATGTACTTTACCTCTTTTATTTTTTACCCCCCATTTTTTAATTATCTTCAGTTAGATATGTGACTGTGCCAGTGTAGATGGCACGGTCTTGTGATTGATTGGTAAGCCTAATCGAACCATCGGATGCAAGATGCCAGACAGCCACGCCCGCATGGTTAGTACCGACATTTTTATTAGCAACTAAGTGCACTTGAATAGCTGGTCTGAAACCACTTGGAATAGTATTAGTCATTACCCCATTCTCGTATACACCCACGACATAATCGGAGCGGATGAGACTGGCGGTCACCACTGAACCTTTTCGAGCAAGCGACATTTTAACACCCCAGCCAATGTCTACCTCTTGTTTGACCAACGCTGGTTCTTGCTTTTCTGGTTTAGGTGTGTACTCAATCCATGCACCAGCGGAATTACTAGTAACCGTCCGCTTAAACATGCGACCAGAAACAGTTGTTAGTGTTTGATGATAACCAGATAAACTTTCCACAACTTCCAAAAAACCACCCTCTCCCGACGCTGGATGGTTTTTATAATTACCTGCCACTGAATAGAAACCAGTAGTCTTGTAATCGTTTAGATTAGTAACTTTGTTTTCGATTGCAGCACCATTTGGCTCGGTCAACTTATGGTGCTGTATCTGTTTTCGGTCTGAGTAAATCAAGCCGTTAACGTCCAATACTCCCATTTCACGGTACTTTCCAATACCAACACCATCACGTTCGTAGCTCATTACCACTTTGTCGGTTGAAACCGTGATAACAAATTCTGTGTACGAAAATTTATCTTCAACACGCCCCAACACTTCCCATGAGGTATCGGCTGGATACTTGCCATTAAGATTAACATCCGAACCATTTAATTCAGAAATATTCTGCCATTCGTTCGTGCTATCTGTCGTATATCCGGCAGTACCAACTTTTCGTGTTTTGAAAATCAGTTTAGTTGTGTTTTTTTGTGTCCCGTTAACAGATAACGGTGCTACTTTTAAGAATCGTTTCAGCGTGATTGTGTCTAGTTTTTCGCCCGTCCGTTTGGCTTCAAAACGTAGTGTAGGGTTAAAGTAAGCCAATGCTGTTATGGTTTGCTCTCGCCAATCAGACCACACGCCCCGACTGTCTTGCACTTTAGCCCTAACGGTCATTTGCGTATCGGTCATTGTAGTCGGTACAGTTAGAATACCACCGTTCGTTTGTGCTGAAGTGTTCCCGCCAACGATTTCTGCGTAGTAACCAGTGACGGATGCCCCTGCTACACCCCTAGCACCGTCAAAAGCTACCTTGATACGAGATAGCGTACTAACAAAATGCGTAGGGCTTGGAATGAGGTTTTGTGTTACGGGGTTTGTATCGGACAGATTGAAACCCGTGAAACCGGGCTTAAATAGATTGGTTGGAACAGTGACTGTAATTCGCCGAACATCCTTACCGACTTCAACACCGTTATTGTAAGTCACGTAAGTAATCGTTCCCGTACCACTAGACGAGTTTGGGAACTGGTTAGCAATTTCAATGGGCGGAATCCATGTAAAACTAGAATCCACATTATCACCAGCTATTTTCTGGTCATAGCTACCGATAGTCACCCAAATAGAATGTCGCATCCATGCTTCACGCTTGGTAATGTTGATGGTCACTGGTTTAGCAATTTCAGCCGTCACATCCGCACCATAGCTGGCACGGGAAATGGTAGTTAAGACAAGAGCTGCATTGTTAATAGGTATTACCTTATTATTGCTCTTATTCTTAAATTCTCCACGATAATACAATGTACGAGTACCGTCTCCGTCGTGAGCAATGGTAACCTCTTGGTCAATCAGCATAGCGGTTTGATTGGGTTCAACGGTTAGCGTGCCAGATTTGGCTAAACGCTTCCCGCCGTCATAGTCAATGTACGCTTCCCAAGGAACACCAGACACCTTAGTGTCTCCGTTTTCCCAATAGAGCTGTAAACGCACTTGTGATGTATTGCTATCAATATTCGAGCTAGCTTCATAAGCACGTAGGACTGCTTTTCCTCCAGCCATTAATAATTGCCTCCTACCCATTTGATTACGTTTCGATTTGGGTCAATTAAGTCTTGTTCTTCTCGATAATAACCAATTTGTATTGATTTAGAGAAAATACCGTTTTCGATGTGAATAACACCTTTATCAATGTACATGACTTCAGTACCAGCGCTAAACATGGAAATGCGTTTATCTGAAACCAACACTGAGTTAGAACCGTCATTTTTACCAATAGTCAAGCCATCGTTAGATGCACGCATGTAATTATCAAGGAAACTCCAACGTTCTGATGTCTCACCTAAATCATTTTGCAATTTCACAATGCGTTGACTAGCTTCAACCAAAACTTTTTCAGCCTTGTTCTTATTCTCTTGATTAGTTGACAAAAAATCTTGGTAAGACTTCACCCACTGGTTGACCACGGACAAGCTAGCTTTAGCTTTCAATTCTGCTTGTACGATTGAGTTAAGCTCGTTCAGTTTGTTAATCTGATCTTGTGTCAACGCACTATCAGCCTTGCCGTCTAGCTGGCTTTCCAAATCTTTTGGCGATGCTTGCCATGCTCGGTCAGTGGTACCCTCGTAGCAGTCTAGCTCTGTGAAGAATAACAACGACTCGCTGCCGTTAGTTGTACCCTTGTTATCAATACGGATATAGCCTTCGTCGCATTCACTAGAATTAAATGTTAAGTGCCATTTAGCGAGTCCGGTGACTGACGGTGAACCAGTGTGTGCTTTAAAACGCACTGCCTGTGTGTAATTCTTGCTCGTTTCGTTCGACTTCCGGCCAAGAAAATAGATGTCTACGCCCTTGATATTCCCAGTGGCGAACGTTTGAATATTAAACGAATAATCAGTATTTCGCTTGACTGAAAAACGTGGCGTAGACGCTGGTACTGATGATGATGTTTTAAGCAAGAATAGCGGTTTAGCACTATTGTAGTAATACGGATGCTGTGAAACAGACAGATTAGGGTTCTGTTGTGGAGTTTGCCAAAAGCCCCAGTTATCAAGATTATCCGGAAAGGCTGAGTTAGTGATTAGATTTTCACCGCCAACCGAAACACTACCAGTCATGTCATTCCACGTATAATCTGCTGGGTTAGTGCTGTCTGCTTGGTTGAAATTAGTACACACACCCAAATAGCGCTTGTTTCCGTTTTGCGTCAAACTGAAACCAGTCCGACCATCCGAGCTGTCGGCATAGGCGAAATGAACGTAAGGTGTTCGTCCGTCCGCCCCAGCTTTCCCCGGAATACCATCCCGTCCATCACTACCCTTCCACTTAGACCATCGATAGTCTTGTGGGTTTCGGCTATCCATGGCATTGAAATCTTGATACATCCCAATGAATGGCTTATTGGTATCCGTTTGACTAAAACCACCACCAGAAACCGTGTCAGCGTAGGCAATATGGGTATACTGTGTTTTACCATCAGTACCCTTGACGCCGGGGATACCTTGGTCACCTTTTGGTCCTTGTAACCCTTGCGGACCACGTTCACCCGGTAAACCTCTAGGGCCTTGCTCTCCACGGTCTCCCTTAGCGCCATCATTCCCTTTAGGGCCTTGCTCTCCTTTCGGACCTTGCTCACCGATTTTAGAAACTGAAAAGCCAGTTTCGTTGGTGTTATCCGTGTAAGTCCAAACCGTCTTAGTCCAGAGGAATCGCCCCGCTGGCACGTTAGGTACTTGACTAGTCCAACCAGTCGTTGGTGCTACTGTGCCCGACGTACCTTGCGCATAAGTAATCGTTGTGCTACGAATACCAACCCCATCCTTACCGGCTATACCATTATTACCGTCATTACCATCTCTAGCGACATAGGTCTTTTGATACCCAGTTTCAGTGGCGTTGTCAGTATAAGTCCAGACCGTTTTCGTCCAAAACCATTGGCCCTTAACTAATGATGGCGGGTTTTGATACCATGCTGTAGGTGGTACAGTTTCGGCCATAGATAGACCATATAGAACACTAGTGTTTCTAATGCCAATACCATTCTTGCCCGGTATTCCATCATTCCCACGGTCTCCCTTAGGTCCTTGTTCTCCCATTTTGGCAACGGAAAAACCTTGCTCACTCGTACCGTCTGAATAGAACCATGTTGTTCTAGTCCATAAGTATTCACCGGGGTTTACCGTTGGAATGTCTGGGGACCATACACCATCTTCAAATACGATATTTTTAATCCATATTGAATTATCTGTGGCATAGGTGTTGACACGAATCTCATATTCGCCGGTTGGTCGGTTATGCGTGTATCTCGTACCGTTAGCCGTGTTGCTATCAGAAATCATTGCCCATGTACTAAAACTTGGATTAACAACCCAAATTGTAGCGCTGTTGTTACTAGTTGCCGTATTGTGCTGATTAGTGAAACTACCGTTAGTTTCAGCGGATAGAACGTAAGTCTTGCCTTGCTCTAATCGAACACGCTGACCGGTCATGATGAGGTTATCAATGGTTGAGCCAGACGGTTGGTATTTATTATTTAAGGCTGCTACCACAACCCCAGACGGTTTATTGACACCGTCCGTTGATTTCGCATAACGTAAGGTAGTATTAACCAACCCCACGCCATCCTTACCGGGTAGCCCATCATCACCTTTAGAGCCGTTCTGTGGGATGTATGTTTTTTGGTATCCAGTTTCACTAGATAGGTCCGTATACATCCACTGTGTTTTAGTCCAAAGGTATTTACCTTTAACTAAAATAGGTGGGTTTGCCGTCCAACTAGTAGGCATGGTGGTTTCATTGTCGCTCATGCCATAGGTGATAGTGGTAGATTTGAGACCTACACCGTTTTTACCGGGTAAACCGTCATTACCACGGTCACCTTTATCCCCTTTAGGTCCGGGGTCACCTTTAGCACCATTCTTTCCGTCTGAGACATTTAAAAAAGTAACTTCTTCTGAAGCTACTTCTTTGTTATCCACCCATGCTGAAACCGTCAAGGCGGTTGGTTGGGTAATCTCTGACGCTACCATGTCATAGGTCATCCCAACATATTTGATTTCACCGTTAATCACGAAACGCCATGTAGCGTTAACTGTCTTATCGCCTTGTTTTAAGACTGGACGGACAGTAGAACGACCTACGCCATTCTTAAACGCTGTTCCGTTGGTTGTCGTGATCTCGACACGGTATGGTAAGGCTCTTGCTGCTATTTCATCAATACGCTGTTGTAAATCGGACGATGGTTTATTAACGATTTTACGGTAATTAGAGAACACAACCGAATTATTCAACGGCATGTCAAAACTGACAATCATTTCAGTGACACGAGCTTCGAGGGCTAGACCACCTCTAAAATTACTATTGATAATTTTAACAGTGTCCCCTAGGTTAACATCCTTATAATTTTCCATGAAACTAGAATGGACATCAACGGTATAGGTCATTAATGGATAAGCGTATTGCTTAATGGTACGTAATGCGTAGCCTTTTAGTGAATTGACATCCTTGTACTCAGTTTGGAAGTCCTTACGTGTCCAGTTATCAGCGTTGTTTGGATTCATCGTTGATGGATAGCGCTCCCTAGACAAAGGTGCAAACACATAGCTACTGCCACGCCTTGAATAGAACTCTACTTGGCCTAACTCGTTCTTTTCCTCAAATTCAACGCTTTCAAGGTTAACACCATCCGCACCAGTGAATACCCCAGCATTGAAAAGTTGGGTCTTATCACTAGCAACTTGAACACCTTTGAGCTCGTTTTGATAATGTAGCACCACATCCCCACGAGCCTTGCCAATTCCGTGGTGAGTTTCGTCTGGAATCTGGTAGATATCGATAGTAAAACGCTTGATTGTACCGTCTCGATTCAATTCGGTACGGAAGGCAAACTCAGCTTCGAACTTAGACATGAGACTGTGTAACTGTGCCAGTTTTGTCTCTTGTGGCTCAAACTCAAGTGTCCTTGTCTTATCTGATACCTCATTAACACCAATTTCAAGGTTGGTAAACCCTAGAATTTCAAGATGTTCCAGATACCATGCAATACTTTGAGCACCGTTGCTTTTAAGGGCAACAGACTGCTCTTGTGCCAATTCCAAGTTGGTGTTATTACAAGTGACTTGGAATGATGTATCATTCTCAACGAGTTGCGACACATAGAAAACTTGATAAGAGTTATCGTAATAAAACGAAACAAACATATCGTCTTTGATATATTTGATGTCTTCATGCAGTTTCCCATTGACAATCTTAGGAATTGTGAAATCGAATGTACTCGTTGCGTATTCAAGGTAAGGATGCCACTGACTGTTAGAGTATGGCAACATGCCCGGAACGTTGTTATTCAAGGCACAAACCTTACGCATGTTCTTGTCATGAATCCAAATCTGCATTAAACGAAACGCTCCTTCCATGTTACTTCAATTGTTGGGTCAGTTCTTGTCCAACTAGACGTGTAGATATCGATTTCAGTTTCACCAGTGCCGATACTGAACGGCTCGGATAAGTAAGTTAGCTCGTTAGACGCTGGCAAGTTATCAACTAGGGTCTTGCCTTTAGCCATGTCTATCTCTAGGATAGAACCCTTACGAAAACGGTTAGGGATATCTTCTTCTTTGTTTACATAATCTTTCCGATAGACAAAGCTATCAAGATACATGTGGGTTACAAGCGGTGCATCACCAAGACCAAAGAAACCAACACTTATTTTTGCTGATTTCTTCCCTTTGATTTCAGGTATCTTAAATCTAGGGTATCCGCCTTGGTAATAAAATTGTATTTCATCATCAAACCGTTGCATATCCGACCAACCTTGTGGCTCATTAAATGGGTTTTGGGTTTGGATATGCGTACCCCAGAATGATTTCCTGTCTAGTGTTCGATAACTTCCGTTACCGTCACTAGCAAGGAAACGATACTCGCAACCTAGACCGTTGACATGTTTAAGGGTTTCCACGCCGTAGAGGAATGTGCCGTTTGCATCCGTAACAGATATTTTGATATATCCGCACTCGTTAGATGCACCGAGCCAAAAAATCTGTCTCCACCACATATATTCATATAGAGAGCCTTTTTCGCCGTTGCTATCTGCTGGGATATCCCATGTAATCGAGCTCCCACGGAGCAAAGTTGAGCCACTACCTCGATTGGTTAAGGCTATGTGAGGTCTCCCCCACGCATTATCAATCGCAAGCGTTCCATTCAAACTTTGCAAGTTATCGTTAAAACGCCCTTGGTTTTTAGCACCAACTGCAAAACCATTAGTGATCCAGTTGTTAGAAACATAGTCAAACAGAATTTCAGACTGTTTCACCGTGCGTGTGTCAGTTTCATTAGGGTTGCCAATCTCATAACTTTCGCTAGAAGACTTCACAATCCCAACCCAGCCATTATCTGAGTTAAACTTCAGCTTAATATCTGGGTATGTTTCAGCCGTCCCAAAATTCTTCAAGGTCGCTTTGTAATGTCCAGTCGAAACCTTCTTAATACTTCCGTATTTCGTTTCACCGTCACTACTTACTAAGGCTTGTGCTTTGTTTTCACCATAGCTTTTCGGAACATCGAACGTAACCGTTACTGTGGCAGTGATTGGTGCCGTGTTCTTATCAACCGTTAATGACGCTTGACCAGACGGGATGGCTTCCCAAACCTTGTTGGGTTCGTCACCAAAAATCAATGTTTTTGGTTTATCAACATTAAGATAACCGCCCAACGTTTCAGCAATAGTATTAAAGTAGTCGTAGTTTCCGACTAGGGTAAACGACACTTGAATTTGCTTGACTGACAAGGTACTGTATAGGAATTGCTGACCATAACGCCTACGCCCTTGGTCTTGATAGTTATTGTTAAAATTGGATGCCACGTTTTTTGTGACATCAACTGGAACGGTACGCCCTTGACCTTCATTAAATAATTCGGTTAAGTTTTTACCGTCAAAAATGACTGACATGCCTATCAAATAATGCTACCTCCTAACAGCGCTTGTCTGCGCTCATAATCGTTTGTTGCTTTTGTCATGAATGGTGCTAGCCCGTTTGACACGCTTCTACCATCAATGATATTTCTAACTTCGATTGGGTTAGAGCCATTAGTCACCAATTGACCAAGCAGGTCAATCATGATGTCTAGCTTGTTTTCTAGCACAGAAACACGCTCACGATCTGAATTGTTATCGTGGTTGCCTTGTGGGGCATCACCGGCAAATCGTGCCACTGCTTCAGTAAGTAATTGCCATGCTCTACCACGTTTAGCGATGTCTGTTGGAATGACATATTCTGGCATATCACCTTCAGCTAGCTCATAAACACCATTCTTATGGACTAGACCACCGTTAGCGTAGCCATGCCCGTGTCCGATAACCGCAAGCATATTACCGCCATAACGAGATTTCGCATAAGCGATACCAGCCAAAAGGTTATCATAGCCGTTGAAGATATTTCCATGGCCTTTATGCTTGAATGAGTTAAATGTACTAGATGTTGTTTGTACCAAACCTTTGGCAAGGTCGCCAGTTAAGGTATTGATATCGACATATCCACCTTGGACGGCATTAGGGTTACCGCCAGACTCACTTTGAATTTGTCGCAACCAGGCCCCGACATATTCTTGAGTTGTAGGCAATCCATTGGCTTTCAGTGCTTTTTCAACTGATTCACGCCAACGAGAAACGCCAGTTCCTTGTGGGTTATCTTCACCACCACCCGCTGGGCTGAGCAATGGACCAAGTGTTTTTTTAATCCAGTCGAACATGCCACCGACTTGTCGTTTAATCAACGTTTGTAGTGGACTGTTTCGGTCCTTAAGCGGTTTGCTATCATCACCACCGCTACTTCCACTATCCCGAACACCGAAATCAAGGAAGGTAGCAGCGTTTGAAATATGTCGTCCAGCGTATTGGTGATACTGACCATTACCGCCGTAGTTATATTCTTCACCGTCATAGGTATCGCCATGTACGGCTGTTACAAAGTCAACGTGGTTGCTTGATACTGGACCGCCAGTGTAGACGGCTACCGTACCCGGTTTAGGTCTGCTTAAGTGTGGCACACTCGCAGAAATCCACTGGTTACCATTACCGAGGTGGCTAAACAGACTAGGTTTAACGCCAAGGTTAGCCAAACGGCTTGCAACGAATGATACACACTCACGGTAGAAATAACCCCACGGGTCAGCTCCAGCGTCTTTCGCTTTGTCTTTGAAGCGGTAATCGTCACCTTTGGCACCCATCGCCACCGTGCCTTCATCCATCGAGGCATTAGCCATAGACCAAAGCTCTTTCCACCAGTTTTTGGCTTCTTCGATTGGTTTCTTGTAAAGCGCATTACCGAGCGGGTTAAACATGCCGGCTAACTTATCAGCGTTAGGGCTGAATTTCTTAGCTAATGATCCGACTGGGTCTTTGACAACATCGCCGACAAACTCAATCATTTTCATGAATTTATCGACACCATTCTTCATAGTGTCCCAAACTGAGCCCGCAACATTAGTAGCAGTATCCCAGATTTTAGACCAGAAACCAGTACCTTTGGCAAAGGCTCCACGTTCTACGCCCATGAGCATCGCCAATTCACTAGCATTGATTACCTCTGAGCCAGCAGGCAAGAGATACTCAACATTTCGCCCTTGTGGCAAGAATGACTTACCATTAGGAAGAATGACCATTTCTTGATTGTTGGTCTCTGGACTGTCGTAACCGTCATTAAGCGTAGCTAACGTAGGCTTAGTGATTGGGTTTCGGTATGAGCTAAACATACCAGTACCACCGGCAAACTTAACTTTCGGAATTTTAGAGATAGCTTCTTTGCTACCGCCAAAGTCAGAAATCAGTTTGTTAATACCGTCGATACCAGCGTTTGGCAAGGCAATGACAGCATTAATACCATCACCGGCAAGTTTCTTCATGCCGTCCCACAACTCGCCGAAGCCTTTTTTAACGTTATCCCACGTATCTTTGAAGAACTTAGCAATATTAGTTAATGCGTCGGTAATCAGTTTGGTAATGTTAACGCCAAATTTTTCTTGTGTTAACGCTCCGATTTCATCCCATTTTTTAGACAGGAATTTCTTAGAGTTTTCCCAACCATCAAACCAATTCTTATTGATACCCTTGTGGTGCTTGTCGATGTCTTTACCAAGGGCAGTCATGGCTTCCGTAGCGTTGCCCTTGATACCTTCCCATGTTTTTGATGCGAATTTCTTAACGTTGTCCCACTTTTCGCCCCAATCTTTCTTAAGGTTACTCATGTGTTTTGCAACGCCTTTCGCCATGTCTTTAACATGGTCCACCGTGCTATCAACAAATTTCTTGAATGGCTTGTTATGCTTATACATCAACTCAAACCCAGCGACTACCGGATTAGAGACGACAAGCAATTTCTTGGCAGTGTTAGTAAAGGCTTTAATACCTTTCTCACCGCCAGTGAAATAGTTCTTGGTTTTTTCGAAGCCTTTTTTAGTGCTTTTGGTCATTGAATCCATTGCACCAGTCCAAGTCTTCTTCATGCCATCCCATGTCTTACCAAGCCATTTCGCAGCACCAGAAAAACCGTCCTTGATACTTTTAACGATACCATCAACGAATTTCTTGAATTTCTTGTTGTGCTTGTAAATTAAAGCAAACGCTCCAGCAATCGGATTGGCAATAAATAAAAGGACTTGTTTCCAGTCCTTTTTAAAGAAATCAATGATCTTGCCAAAGATTTCTTTGGTCACTTTGAAGATTTTGTCAAAGGCTTTTTTTGCAGCACTAAACATGCCATCTACAAAGGCTTTGAATTTCTTATTGTGTTTGTAAAGCAATACCAAGGCAGTGATAGCCGCTGTTACCGCAACCACGATTAAACCAATAGGGTTGGAAGCCATTGCTAAATTCATTGCTTTTTGAGCTGCTGTCATTCCAACCGTAGCTGTTCGCCATGCGTGGATACCTTTAACGACTGCCGTGATACCTAAAGCGACTTTAGAGCCTACAAAGTAAGCAGCAAACAAAGAACCTACCGTTTTAATAGCCGTTTTATGTTCTGCAATACCGCCTAAAGCCTTGGACAGTGATGTAACTGGCCCTTTAGCCTTCTTACCGTTTCCGGTCATGAGGTTAAATGCACCAGCAACACCCTTAATCATGTCTACAGCTACTTCCCAGACACCACCAGCAAAGTCTTTACCAATGCTAAAAACTGCGCCTAAACTGTCTTTGGTTTCTTTGAAGAAAGCTATAATCTTAGGGGCATTGTTAGCAATGGTTTTGCTAACATTATCAACAGTCTTGTTAAGACCATCCATTAAGCCATTAAGTTTATCTGTCCCATCACCGAGATTAAACACTTTAGAGAATGCATCCATGATGGTGCCTAGACCTTTGGAAACATGCTCCCCTAAATCTTTAAACTTCGTTTCAGTGTTAGGATCAGCAACCCAATTACCAATCTGTTGTAAGAATGGGTTTTTCATTTTGTCGATTGGGTCACGGAACGCTGCAACCACTGCCGGCATGCGAGACTGGATAGTCCTTTCGAGACCACCGATAGTGGTTGAGAAATTAGCCGTAGCATCCTTGTATTTGTCTTGCAACTCAAACAAGGCTTTCTGTGCCATTTCAGAAGTGATTTTGCCATCTTTCTGCAATTCGGCATATTTCTCTTGGGTCATGTCCGCAATCCCAAGTTCTTGTGCAGCTACTTCTTTAAGTTGGTTTTTCATCTCTGGGAAGACATTGATAATTGACATCATGTCTTGCCCTTGGACTTTACCATTGGCAATCATTTGAGCCCACTGAGTAGCGAAGTTTTCCACGGCTGCATCGGTCTGACCAAACGCATCTTGCAATGTCAAGATGGCTTGCGTTTGCTGTTTGGTTAACTCGGTGTTGTGAGTAACGGCATAGAATTTTTGGTTCATGCCGTCAACCATTTCGGTTGAGTTAGCCGCCGCTTGTGCCATTTGGTTGGTCATGTCAACCATCTTCTTACCTTCTTCGGCATTGCCGGTTAAGGTTAACCAAGTGGCATTCATGGTTTGTTGATATTTAACGTATTCGGCACTTGATTGGGCAATTTCGTCAAACTTGCCCTTGATAGCTCCCAATGCGTTTTGGAAACCATTGCTGATTAGGTTAGCCGCAAACGTAGCCCCGAAGATACCTTTCAGCCGTGAGGTTTTATGTTCAGTCTCACTGACTTCACTACCTAAACGTTTGAAACTCTCTTTCAAGCGACCAATGAACGTGCTAGAGCGTTGACTTTGCTCAATTTCATCATTAAGTTTGTCAGCGGCGTTTCTGGTGTGCGCTAAGCTAGTAGCCGTTTCATCCAAGCGTTGCTTTTGCTTACGGTATTCATCGCTTGTTCTTCCAGACTGTTTAGCGACACGCTCAAGCATTTCTTTTTGGGTCTCATACTGTTTATTTAAATTAGTAATCGAACCCTTGTATTGCTTAAGCTGTTCTTGTCTCGCTTCATCTTCCTTGCCCTCTGCTTTCAGACGCTTGATATAAGTGTCTGAGGCTTCGTTTTGGGCTTTGTACTCACGTTGCAACTCAGAAAGCCCAGACTTGTGGTAATCAAGGCTATTCTTAGCTTGACGCTGTTGATTCTCCAACGATGCCAAACGTGTTGTCGCTTGGTCAATCTGTTGTTGGTATTTAAGGTACTGTTCGGCAGTTTCAGCAGTGCTACCTTTAAGTTGAGATTGTTCTTGTTTCAGTTTCTCAATCTTATGTTGTTGATTTTGGATAGCATTACCCAAACCATCATACTTAGCTTGTGCTGCACCTAAGTAGTCACCAGCACTACGCATTTGGCTTTCTTGCGCCTTCCATGCGTTTGTAGAGCTATTGACTAACTGAGTTAATCGCTTAATCGAGTTAGCCGCTTGTAACGTGTCTAAGGCGATTTCAGTGGACATGGTAGCTTGTACTTTTGCCATGTATTATTTTTTCCTCCTTTCCTTAAAAATTTAGAGTAAAGATGTTGGGTCCACCATCCTATCTTCTTCCTCTTTTGCGTTTAGAATTTTCATCAACTCATAATAATCGGTATCGTAGTATTGATCTAGTGTCCACCCAAAACCTTGAATTGATTTTTTAGCAATGAGTTTCAAGTCCTCTATGCTATTTTCTAAATCAAAAATCTGTTCCCCTTTAGACTTTAGTCTTTTGGGTCGCTTTCACCAGCGGCATTTTCAAGTTGTTCGTCTGTCAATCCGTACATGTAGCCCACCAATTTTTCGGCAATTTCTTGTGTACGTTCATTGTCCAAATCAAGCAATTTGTCATAGGCTTCATCATCCAAGTTAAGAACGGCACGAATGAAACCAAGCATTTCTTTAAGGATTGTGAAACTTGCTTGTGCTTGCTCTTGTGTGTCACCATCTTCGACAGTATCGCTGATTTTAAGCACTGCAAGTTGGTACTCGTGCATACGCAAAACGTTACGGTTGCTTGTAGTCACTTTGAAGGCTTTCTTGCTGATTTCTGGGATTTGAATAGTTTTGATTTCCATTTCTCTTTACTCCTTTAACAAAAATAGAGGTCAGGCCATGAGCCCGACCTCTTGCGAATTATAGACTGCTTGATGCAGTAGGAAGGACATATCCGCCAAATACTTCTTTGAACATGTTCGCTTTATCAAAAGTAGATGCTCCAGAATAGTATTTCTTGTAAGGCTCACCGCCGAACGCAGTCGCTGACAAGGCGTTGAATGTCATGTTATCGTCTTGACGAGTTTGAGCAGTGTCAGTATCTGTTGCAACGTTTTGAGTTGATTCTTGCATGATACCGTTAGCAAAGCCAAAGAATACTGAGTGTTTGCGGTCAAGCGTTTCAGATTCAATCAATACCGCTGTGTGTGGTTTTTCACCGTCCATCACGTAACCACCCTTGCCATCTGGTTTGAAACCAAGCATTTTTTGTTTGATTTCAAAGTCAAGGTTGTTAAAGTCGAACGCTACCGTTGGTGATCCCGGCGCAATCATAACATCTTGCACTGAGTTGTTCCCTGGAATCTTAGTAGCTTGACCTTCCAAGTTTGAGATGTTAGCGGTACGAGTACCAAGCATAGTTGAATCGACTTCAATAACGCCGTCTGTTGAAAGGCCGTCAGCCCCTTTAAGTAATTTTTGGGTTTTAGGGTCAACCAATGCAAGGCGGACCATTTTCAAACCTACAATTGCCATATAGTATTTTCTCCTTTGTTAAATTAGCTTATCGAGAGCAACAAAAAAGACCGCCGTAAGCTGTAACGTATCGGGGTCTATGCTGTGTTCTCTCATATCTGTAATCGAGTAGTGTTCAGATTTTAGGAATTTTAGTAATTCCATTTCAAAGGCTTCAATATCAAAATCAATATCAGCCTTATAAAAAATCTGCACTTCTACTCTATCTGTTTTACTGAAAAAGGTATTGTTTCCGCTCAAGTCAAGGGATGGGTTGCTTTCTGTGAGCAAAACGATTGTCTTATCGGTGTTTTCTTCGAGCTCTTTAGGCAAGTTGTTTGCGTATACTTCGCTTATTTCACCAAATTCTTTGCCGTCAATCAGCTCTTTTAATTTTACGGTTGCTAACACTTAATCACTTCCCTCCTTTTCTACGGATAAGTTTTTCGTATTCCTCTTTTTCCGCCAATAGCACTTTCCTTTGAACAGCGCTATCGTTTTGGACATTGGTAACGAAATGATCGGCACGATATTTTTTTGTACCGTCATTTAATCGTCTGGCATTTTGGGCGTGGTAATTATTTTTCCATCCTACGGTTGCCACACCGTTTTTTCTGCCGTCCGCATTAGTAGACTGGACAGATAAACCGTCAGCCATGTGCCCATACTTCAAATGTTTTTTATTTGAGTAGTGTTTCTCACGGGTTACATCTTCTAACTCCTTTTGAAACACTTTAGCGCCAGCGGTGGTAATCTTAGCTTGTTCCGCTGGTGTTAAATCGCCAATACTAGCGACCGTTTCAAGCCAGCCCTCTAGCGCCTTATCAAGCCCTACCATAAGCCATCACCCAACTTTCTTGCGCTTTCTCAAAGTCAGAAAGTCGTAGCGGTTAAGCCCAAAGTTTTCGTTCGGACTAACTCTCACAATATCGTACTGAGTGCCATTTAGGACAGCCACTTGACCTTCAACCACTTTGGCGTTGTGGCGAATCACGATAACCTTTGTATCAGTTTCACCATTTTGTTGGGCTAAATACTCTTGATTGAGTGTGCGAGTGTGTGGCTTATAATGCAACGTAAACTGTTTCACAAATTTTGGCACACTCACACCCGTAAATTTATTGGGCGTGCTTTGATAAGTGCCAAAATCAGCCTTAAAACGAAAGTCTGAGGGTAAATATCTAACTTTAGCCATTAGTCACCTCTTTCTTCACTGTACGTTGCGTATAAGCCCCTTAATTGCCCGATTATGCTATTCAAAGTGAGATTGATAGGGTAAGTTACCGTATCAGTTAAAGCCACTCTGTAAGTGAAATAAGAGCTTGTGAGGGCTATTACAGCCGTGTCAAATAGAGATTCTACACTGTCAAGGTCGTAGAATTTTGAATCACTACCGACTGCATTGATAATATACTGTTGAGCCGATTCAATGTAAGCTGGAATGAGTGCGGTGTCGTCTGTCTCATCCAGATTGAGGGTCTGCATGATAGTTTCCTTAGATACACTCATTACTTACCTCCTAATTAAGCCCCTGGTGTAAGATTAGCTTTTTGGTCAGCGATAGCCTTGAATGATGCTGGCACAAACGCTTCTTCATCCGTTTTAACAACATCGAAACGGTCAATAACACGTACTTTAGTAGTGTCAGTTTCAAATGCTCCACCACCGATGTTAGTTGAAAGTAGTGACAAGTGTTGACGGTCAAACAATGTTACCGCTTGTTTCAAATCACCAAAGTAGAGTGGCATAGCTCCACCAGTGCCATTAGCAAGCCAGCGGTCAGAAACTTCTTTAACTGCGAATCCATCGATTGAGTAGCCAGTTGGTGATTTAACATCACGTTCCATGAGGTAGTCACCCATTGCGTTCTTAACTTTCTTAAGGGCAGTGAAGCCTGAAGTGTTAGTCAAGAAAAATGAAGTTTGTTTGATAGCTGGGTCAACTTTAGCTTCGAGGTCAATGATATCATCCCATTTAGCCAATGTTGGTTTAGTTGGGAGTGTTGCGATAACTTCCAAGATAGCTTTGTTACGAGTAACGACAACTTTCTTAGCAATCCATCCAGACAACCATGCAAGGATGTTTTCAGCAGAATCAGCAAGCAAGCTGTTTGTTACTGTTGAGATACCAGCGTAGCGTTTGATAGCGTAGCGGATAAGAGAGAGTTTAGGATCATCATTAGCACCGATTTGTCCAGCTTCATCATCAATTTTATTAAGTCCAGTAATATCAGCCCATTTTTCGTAGACACGAGAACCAGTAAGAGTAGTTACGTTCTCAACATTAACATACTCTTGCAATGAATCGTATTGACGAACCAATGTATTGATAGCTGTGCGGATATCTTGTGGGATAGTCAAGCCAGCGTCTGAGCCAGAAGCGTCTGTTTTAGAATCAAGCAAGTTTTGGTAACGACCACGAACGAGATTTTTAAAGTCTTTAACAAAAGAAGCTTTAACTTCTTCTTCGTTCTCAGTCAAAGGTTTCTTATCTTCTTCAGTCATGTTAGCTACTTCGCTAGCACGAGCTTCAGTATATTGTTCTTTGAACATATCACGCTTCATTTTCGCAGTGTCACGTTCATTTTTGATGGCTTGCAATTCTTCAGCGGTTACGGAATCATCAAGCATAGCTACGTTAAGTTTTTCGTTCAAGTTTTCGACCTTGTCGCCTTGAGCAACCCAAAGGTCATGCAATTCGTTTGATGTTTTCATCAATCATCTTCCTTTCATTTTTTAAGTAAAATCGCCAATTTCTGCTCACGCAAAGAATTGGTTTTTGGTGTAGCAATCATATTCTTAAATTTAGTGATTGCTGATTTGCTTGGTAGCTGATGTACGGCATTAGTAACCATGATTTCTTCTTCGTCATCATCGAAGAACATGATTTCATCCGCAAAGCCTTTATCAACGGCAGTTTTAGCGTTAAGCCAAGTCTCTTTAGCCATGAGATCTAACAATTCTGGTTGTTTAAGACCAGTTTTCATCTCGTAAGCCAAAGCAATAGATTCATCAATACTATTCAATACTGCTGATTGATGTTCTAAGTCATCACTATTACCGACAATACCAGTTGACGCTTTATGAATCATAATATGTGCCGTTGGACTGATACGCACGGTATCACCAGCCATAGAAATGACACTCGCAGCACTAGCCGCAAGTCCTTGCACATTAACCACAATACGCTTGCCACTTGCTTTAAGCATGGTATAGATTTCGCTAGCTGCAAACACATCACCACCATTAGACGCTATATTAAGCGTGATTTCTTCGTCTTCATCGTTAGCGATGGCATCTTGTACCAATTTAGGATAGGTACTAGACATGCCAAAGTATTCATAGAACGCTCCAGCATCATCGCTTACAATATCGCCCTTAATGTCAATCTTGCCCATTTATCTCACCTCCTTTCAATGTGGTCCTATTAGGGTTTTTACCCTCTGGCAACTCTTTAGGTAAAATCTCAGCTTGTTGCAAAATATACAAGCCTTGATTCTGTGCGAGCGTGCCACTTTTGACCATGCTATTGATACGGCTGATATAGTTAGCACCAGTCGGATCAACCGCTGGGAAAATATCTGCGTCCACATCGCATGAAAGTTTCTGAGATAACTCACTGAGAAATGGTCTTAGATAGCGTGCGACTGCTTTAGAGTACACATTGGAACTCATTTCTAGTGATGATTGTTGGTCCCCTTGTCCTCCGACAACGTTCTCTGGGATACCGTAGACTTTGGCAAATTGTCCGGTCGTCCAGTCCGCTTGCTTAAGTAGTTGGGCCACGTTGGATTTGATTTCAAGAGGTGTGAAGTCCTCTAAATCATCCAATACCAACGGACCGCCTTGCATTTGCTTCATCGCTTGTCGAGATCGTGAGACCTTGGTTTTGAAATCGAGCAAACCACCGCCCTTAATCTTCAAAATACCATTAGCATTTAGGGCGTTCTTAAGAGAGTTAAGCGTTAGCTTATCACTGGCTTTTTGAATATCCAATTCTCTACCAAGAGCCATCAAAGGACTTACGCTTGTCAAACCACCGTCCACAGAAAGCAGTCTAAAGTGTAAGATGTCGCTTTGTGGAACGTGTTGCTTTGGTGGAATGCGTGGATCATCAAACGTAATGTTGTAATATAGACCATTTTGATTATCCAAGCGGTTAAATGAGACTTGAGACGGTCTTAAATACTCCCACTTCATATCACGGCCATTATCGTTTCGCCAGCGATACGCAAAGGCTTCACCACCCAATAACATTTGAGCAAAGATAGACTGGTAGAAATTGAAGCGGTTAGCGTTGTTTGATGGGTTATCCACAATGCCTTGTAACTGTTTTCTGCTAGTCGTTAGCTTGGCAGTCGCAAGGTCATTAGATAGCTGACTGATAATAGAGAATAAATCTGAGTTTTTAAGAGCAGTTTCGGCTGAAACCCACTCACTACCATTCAAAGTAGCTAAAAACTCTGGATCAGTAATATCAAAAAAGCCCCCTTGGTTACTCGGTGGGCTTTCGGTTGCTAAATTAAATATCGGCAATTATTATCACCTCCTTTCTAGCCTTTCTTGCTAGCTAATTCACTCACTAGCCCAGCTAGTACGAATGTGATTGTCATACTAACGCCAAACCACACATAGCCAATGTGGTAAGTGGTCACATTAAGCGAAATTGCAGCTAAAATGAACATCAAAATGTCAAAAATAGCCCAAATCGCCTTAAAAAATTTCAAAATCATGTATTAATACTCCTCTAATAGCCCACTATCTGGGTTTTTAAGCCAGTTCAAAACTGCCTCTTGACTCATGTGTTCAACTTTCCATGTCGGGTTATTGGTAATGGCGTAGTCTTCGAACGCATACATACCGTCATAAAATGCGTCGATGAGGGCATCCACTACGTCGATTTTGTAAGTAGATTTCATTTTATCTACTTGAATACCAATGTTATCCTCTTTAATTACCGCATTTATCAGTGATTTTCGCATGATTTCATCATCTAAACGGGTAATATTCCCCTCAATAAAGAGCGTTTGAAGGAATTTTGTCGGGTCTTTCAATTCGCTTGTACGCTGTCTAATAGGCATCATTGGGAAACTAGTGTTGGATTCTAACGCCTTGATGATTTTAGAAACACCCATAGCATCGTAGCCAAAGAAAACCACATCAAGCTGATTATCCTCTACATAGTCACAGAACCAGCGATACACTTCCTCTGGATTGATAAGTCCTTGTGGATGGCTCGTAATCGTACAAAAACCCTTGGTTTCCAAATCACGATAATTAACACCGTCTTGCTCCATTTTGGCTTCTAACGAGCCGGCTTGTTGCCAAGGAATGAAACTGTGCTGTTCGATGTGCCATTTTTGACTACCATCTTCAGCAACGTACGGATAGACAAAGCCAATCGCTGTGTTATCACTAAACATTGAAGCATCCAGCCCGACATATACACGCTTACCCTTGATGTCAAATTCATCAACGACTGCATTCTCAATGTCGTCTAAATCAAGGAAACTGTTGCTATCTGCCAATAGCCAGCAATTCATGTTTTTGACTTGGAAGTCAGCTAGGTTGCCACTTAATAAATCGCTATCCCTTTTGTCCATTAAACCTTTCATGAGGTTATCACGCTCTTGCTCTAAATCTAAAAGCGGATTGCTTTTTCCCCATGTTTCCGGTTGGAAGACTTCATCAAGATTATCTTGAGACCACACTAAGCAAAGGTACGTATCAGCATCTCTACTATCGTCGTCTTCCATGGCTTGCTGCATAATCCTTTGGTCTTCCCTAAACGGAACGGACGGATTTGGGTAAGCGGTAGAAATTTGGACAAACTGTCTATTCGGGACTTTTACTTGCCCAGAAACGATTTTAGAGACTGCATCTCTTGTTTCGATTTCTCCAATCTCATCAAAAATAGCGGTTGTAAAGTGAAAACTATCATATTGCCCACTCTCAGCGGATATAGCCCTTAAAACATTGTTGTTAGCCTTCATAATAACTTGGTCGCTATGCAAACCTAACTCAGTTTCATTTGCCAAGCTCTTGAAAGGCTCGTTTTGGATTATCTGTTTCATCATAGATTTGATGTAACCAAGCAACTTGTTTGTTTGCTTGAAGTTGATAGAGGTTACTAGATAATCTTGGTTTGACAATCCGAAACTTTCAATAAAGTATGAATACGCCGTAAGAATAGCCATCAAATACGTTTTACCTTGACCACGACCTACCGAAACAATGGCACGGCTGAAACGTTTACCACCGTTAGCGTTTCTCCACCCGAAAAGCATACATAGGATGAATTTCTGCCACGGCATCAACTGTGTAGGTTCACCAGTATCAACATTTGGGCATATCCTAGCAAAACGCAATAATTTGTCCGCCTCAGTCGTTTCATAGGTATATGGAAAGTCGTCGTTACCTTGTCTTTGTAAGTCTCGTAAATGTCTGAAACATGCCAATTTAATCATGTATCCAGTCACTATTCGACCTTCTAAGGCATCAAAGCAATATTTTGTACCATCGTCTTGATATTTTTTAGCGATGTCAGTGAAATCAAATTCTTTATACGCTGCATCTATATCATGAGTTTTTATCAGATTCGTTTTCACTATTGCCCCTTTCCAATCACTTACCTAGAAATTCTTTCATCATATCTCCTAAAGATTTGTTATCCGCTTGACTTCCGGCTATTTCTGCCAATTCTGCCCGTCCTTTAGGTGTCAGACCTAGCTGAATACCTATTTTATTAAGGGTTTCAGCAGCGTCTTTCATCGTCGCAACGGCTGGGTTTTTCTTAAATCCCATTGATTGCTCACCTAAAATTTCACCGGTTCCGGGCGACTGAATAACTTTAATAATCTCGGTTTGGATACCGTTTTCTTTCACGTCCTCATAGGCTTTTTTGTAAATCTCGTATGTCGTGCAATAGGTTTCTACAAGAAACGTGTCAATACGCTCGACCTTTTCTGTTGCTTTTAAAAATGGAATGATCTTAGTCCAAACCGTCCTCGCCACTGTCCCTAAGTAGTTTGGTGGGTCAATGGGTAGAAAGCGGTCATTTTGCTTGTAAAACGGCTCTCGCCTTGCTGGTGACTTATTTGCCACTTCCTCACCTCCTAAGTCATAAATCTGACCCTTGTTAAAACCCCTCAAATTGCCGTGCGATACAAGAGAACACCTTGTGGCGGCTCTCCTTGGCACGAGAAAGGGGCGGGGGTCAATTTTAAATCGTCTCGAGGGTTATTATACCACCCTTATTCTAAAATCGTGCTATGGGCTTATTAGAGGGGTTTAAGAATGTCCTCTTTTTTTCGGGCTATTAAGCCTGCCCACGCTGCCACAGAAAGTCGTAGCTCGGTGTTCTGTTTCGTTCTATTTTGACCAGTACCATAGATTTCTTGCTCTAATGTCCTCTTGGTATTATCGCAGCTTCTGCACGTTGCTACCACGTTTGAAATTTCCGTTCTAAGTTCTGGAGCTATTTCAACGGGTGTCACGTGGTCGCCTATGCGTGCGTTGGGTGTGACCACACCCAACGCTAGACAGTACTGACACAGATAGTTGTCACGTTGCAAAGCAATCTCACGAATAGAAGACCAAATCTTTGAACGATAGAACGCATACCGTTCCTTGCTCTCATCATCTCTGTTCCTCACTCGTTTGTTGTATCTAGTACGTGAGTATCTCTGCCTCTCTTCCATGTACGCTGCTTCCATGCTGTGATGTCTAGCACAGTAGTGTGCTGGTCTCTCTGTTAAGGCACGGCACCCCTCTGCCTTACATCGTCTGACCATTGGCATTGGCATACCTCCTTTCAGATAAAAGTAAAAGAAGAACACTCTTGTGTCCTTCTAAGTTGATAATACTATATTACCACGACCAGAGTATGATGGAGTGTAGATTTGTATATACCAATATAGATTAGTCCAAATACTTCTCAGCTTGTCTTAACTTAACGTAGTAGGTAGCCTTACTAAAGCCCATGCGGTCGCATATCTGCCAGATATCTAGCTGGTCTATGTATACCATTTGCAGTAGGGACCTAGCATCTATGTCCCCCACGTTTGCTATCTGCCGCCGAAACTCTAGTTTCTGTTTGATAGCTTCGGCAGTGAAGCGTTCTACTTCTTCACGAGCCGTCATGAGTTCCACATAGATATCATCCTTACCCTTACGCTTGCCACCTTGCACCATGTCAGTCTGCATAGCTCCAGCCGTTACTTTGAGCGCTTGTGATTCCAGTCTCTTAACCTGTTCTATCTGACTGTCAATATATCTATCAAGTGCCTTGATTTGTTGCAGTCGTTCTACTGTTCTCATAAATCGGTTCCTTTATGGTATAATAATATTATTAGCGTTTGAACAGTCCTAGGCATCAGTCTGGGTCTTTTTTTATACAAGAATAAAGAAGAATTAGGGTACCACCTCCCATACATTAGATTTAGCCGTGCCACCAGCAATGCAAGGCTAGGGTAATAAAATAAAAAAGGATTCCTCGATTCTAATTATTTATTTACTGGATTTTTGATGTCGAGGTCTGTCAGCTCGACGAGTGTCGAAAAAGTGTTCAAGCCACTAAAATGACAGACAATAGCTAGTGAGGGATTCGAACCCTCACAAGCCCATAGCTAGCGCTGTATATAAGGCACGCTTAACACTAGCCTTATTTTTGCCTAACTTGCCCTTAGTTCTATATTCTAAGGTGATGCGATCAACTTCATCGTCCAATCTCTCGCTCCATTCGTAGTTATTGAAAACAAAGTCGATAATCTCGCTGAACAGCTCTCTTGACAGCATCCCTTCCATTTGAATAGCTTTCAAAGGCGTTAGAGCGACTTTCTCCGCATAGCAACAATTGAGGGCGTTTTGGGTTTTGTTAGCTGCTTTTTTGTCACAACCCTTAACATCCATAATATGCTTGACAATGCTGTTAGGATAAGTCTTTCTAAGCACTTCAACTTCTGCACGGAATCGTTTGAACAGCCCCTCTGGCAGTCCTGCGTTGATTTTATCCAAAACCGGTTTAGCGGTTTTCCCTCTTGTGTAATTAGTAGACAGATAATCTTGAAGGTCGTCGAATAACTCATCAGAAATAATGCCTTCTAACCTGTCGACTGTCGCTGGCGATATCCTCGCACGCTCTACCACTGCACTATTAAATGCTTGGTAAATGATGCGAGCTTGTACTTCGCTGCACTGTAGCACCTCTTGAAAATGCTGTTTATAAGAGCCTTTTTTGTACGTCTCTCTCAGTGCTGCATGTTCACTGACTAACCGTTGGTATAATTCCTCGGTCAACCCAGAATATTTGTATCTAACACTCATGAGCCACGTCCTCTTAAATAGCTAGGGATATCATCCCCAACCTGCACACTGTCATATTGCTCCTTACTCACTAGGAACTTACCGTACGCACCGCAATCAAGCGTATAGAGTTTTCCTACCATGGATTTTCCAGTAATCTTTCCATGCAATACAGTAGCGTTGTCAGCCTTGTGCACCACGATAGCTTCTACTGGCCTGTTAACCACTCGTAGAACAGTAGTCACATTAATCGCTAGCGACACCGCTAGCAGAATTGTGGCAACGGTTAAATCTTTATGTTTCTTCATAAATACCTCGCTATTTCTTTAATAACATTGACAGTCACGCTATTTCCAGCCTGCTTGTATAGCTGACTGTTAGAATTGACCTCTTGCGCTTTATCAAACGCCCAATCTGGGAAACCTTGCAACCTCCAACACTCACGAGGTGTTAATTTGCGAATGCGGAAATTAGGCTCTACCACACCTTGGCTCTCGCCGGTCAATAGAGTATTGGCGATCTGTTTCCCAACTCTCCCTCTGCGTGTTTTAGAGTTCGGACGTGCTAAATTAACACTATCCCCCACGCTTGCTTCAGCATATCCTTGCTTAGTTGCTTCACGGACACGGATTTTTGGTTGTCTGTCCCCACCTTGCATTGTGTTCAATGTTGGAGAAATGCCTTCAGGATCATAGACTCTGCCATTTTGTTCGTGTGATCCTGGTAGATTGCCGGCGAGCAATATCTTTAAAGGGTCTTTCTGCGTTGTGGTGCTGCAAAGAGTAGGCGCCAAAGAGTCAACTGAAACCACATCGCCACTCTGAGACTTGCCTTTTTTTCTGATATTACCAACCTTATTTATTTTTGGTTGTTCACAATCAATCGTTTCACCATCTCCTCCGATAGGAAAAATTTTTCGTCCACGTTCTCCTCTAAGATGTCCGATAATGAACACACGCTCCCGGTTTTGTGGTACTCCAAAATCTTTACTGTTAAGCACTTGCCATTCCACATCATACCCGAGTTCATCCAACGCTGAGAGGATGACCTCAAAGGTATCTCCCTTGTCGTGATTGAGGAGTCCTTTGACGTTTTCAAGGAATAGATACTTAGGTTTGAGTATAGATGCGAACCTTGCGATTTCAAAGAAGAGAGTTCCTCTAGTATCTTCGAATCCTCTTCGATTTCCTGCAATGCTGAAAGCTTGGCACGGAAAACCTCCGCAGATTGCGTCAACGTGTCCGATGTTTCTGATTTCCTCGTCTGTGACTTGTGTGATGTCATGTAATTCTATTTCTCCTTCAGTGCTATGGATTGCTTTGTAACTTGCTCTAGCAAATTTATCAATTTCACAGAATGCCACGCATTCATGTCCGGCGCTTTCCATTCCAAAACGGAAGCCACCGATTCCTGCGAATAAATCAATAAATTTAATCGTTTCCATCGTCCACCTCTTCGTACAATAAATCCATATCAAAACCACTATCTATGAATTGATAAGTTAATTCTTTGTTAATTCCGTTCCCAAGTTTTTGATAAATAACATCAACATTTATTTTTTTATCAAGGTATTTCTCTAGTCGCTCTTTGTTTTCGACATAAAATCTAATATTTCGTTTGTGGTGTTCGTAAGGACAACCTTCTGAAATATCTCCAGTACACCACATCAAGACCTTTGCAACTATATCTCTCTTGGTGCTACATCCTTTGAGAGAGAAATAGGTGTTGGTTTTGGGAATAAGGATCACTTCGAGATTGCGATTGATGTATGAGCCAGGAAAACAATTCAACAATTTCTTTAATTCTAAAACAAACTTCTCGTTCACCTATTTCACCTCTTTCACTTCCATGCCCGGACAATCAAACACCCATCCGAAATTAGCATTTTCAAGCTCTTTGCGGGTGTGGGCTACTCTTATATACTTCGTGCCTTCATCGTCGTTAAAAGACCAAGCGTTAAGAAATGTACTATAGTTCAAAAAACTGTACTCATCGTCAATACCTTTAATTTCAACTGTATACCTAGGCTCGTCCTCGACCGTATACCCGTTAACCCATGCCGTTGCAAAAACATTAACTCTCTCTAAAGTCAACCAATCACCAACTCGTCCTTCTGGTGCTTCGTTTACAGCTCCTACCACCGTAAAATCACCATCACTCTTCACCTTTTCAAGATAATCTGCAATATAGTAGGGAATTACTGGCTTATGGAAGAATGGATCATATAAGTCTTCGGCGTAAGCTACCGAAATGTGTCCTACTGTTGCTAGCTTCTGTACTGCTTCACTTCTATCCATCATGCTTCTACCTCTTCCATTTCCACCGTGTACTTCTTCGAATTGCGATATTTAACACCTCTCAAACGGTGCAATTCATTGATAGCGTCGTTCTTATCACGAAAAACGTGTGTACTGTCTTCCATGTTGTCGTAATAGACGATAACTTTATATTTCATAATTTAACTAATCTCCTTCCATTATCCGATGTTCTACGAGCGTACGCTGGTGTTCCGTATGACTAACACTATTTACTGACACACCTAATTGTTCAGCGATTTCACGCTTAGTGCCCATAGCCAGTAATTCATCGTCCTTATATAGCGCATATTCCTTTACTTGCATAATTCCATCATCCTCGTTAGTAATTCTTCATCCGGTAACTGCTCTAGCGTCAGTATGCGATTGAGCTTCTTTGCATTGATGCCTAGCTTAGCGCTGATAAACTCCATGTCTTCGTGATTAGCCCAAAACCACTTCGAAAACTCTTGCGTTTGGCCTAACACACTTACATGGTCGTAACCCCCTGGAGCGTATACACCGACTAGCTTGTCTTTATATCTGCTATTCATCCAAGCTCCTTAATTTCTAGTTCAATGCGTGGGTTAGGACTGTACTTCTTGCGAGCTATTAAACCACAAACAATACTGTCATCCGTCCAGACGATACCTTTCTTATCCACTTTGTTGTAACCAGCATTTGAAATGCTGTCAAAGAGTGCTTTTACCAGATTGTCAACGTCGGGTTTTTTCGCATGCCAAAGTCTTTCATCCATGAATTTCTTGAATGTGTCCCACGTTTTAGCTCTCGCTTTTGGCGTGGGCTTTTTTGATACGTTCAAAGGTGCTTTCATGTAGAAAGTGACATCAACCATAATCGGGCCGTCAAAAAATTGTCCGTCGTATTCTTGCTCGATAAGTTGAGAGCATTGACGGCGCCACGCTTTCATTTTTGGGTCTTCATAAGTTCCAAACTTGCTAAATCGTGGCCTTGTTTGCGGTTTTGGTTCGATATTTAAAGTCATTTTCATGCTTCAACCTCAGAACGGCAAATCATCATCACTGATGTCCATAGGGTTTGCGTTCCCGTATGGTCCGCTTTCTCTTGCAAAGTTTGGCCCTTGTTGTTGTGGCGCTTGCTGACCATAAGGTCCTGCATAGCCGTTGTCATTGCCAAATGCTCCCGATGTATTGCCTTGGTTTGCGTTACTGCCTTCACGCGCCGCCCGACTTTCTAGAATTTGGAAGTTTTCAGCGACAACTTCAGTCACATATACACGTTGACCTTGCTGATTTTCGTAGCTACGGGTCTGAATGCGTCCAGTAATGCCAATCAATGCGCCTTTTTTAGCCCAATTAGCCAAATTTTCGGCTTGCTGACGCCAGATAACGCAATTGATAAAGTCTGTTTCACGCTCGCCGTTAGCGTCCTTGAAGTTGCGGTTAACGGCTAGGCTAAACGTAGCTACTGCGATGTTACTGGTCGTGCATTTAAGTTCTGGGTCACGGGTTAGGCGACCAACTAATACAACGTTATTGATCATGTTTATTTTCCTTTTCTATTCACGATTTAAGAAATCGTCCAATGTTAGAACCTCATGCAGCTTCTTTTGAGACTTGCAATAGTCACAATGGCCACATTTCTTAGGTTCTTCATTTCCAAGCGCCACTTGATAGGCTCTAGGGGCGTGCTCTGTGATATAATTTAGCCCTTCTTCTAGCCATTCTTCCGTCAATTCAATGATTTCTTTATCTGGCTGTTTCTCTTTCGAGACGGCCACGATAAACGGTTTAAACGTTGGATAATCCATTTGTCGTAGGAGTTCTAAATATGTCCCTAGTTGGACATGATATTGAAACCCTAGAATGTTATTGACGGCAGTTGGTACTTTAGTACGCAATTCCTCTGACCATTCCTTTGTCCAGATAGATTTCATGGTTTTTAAATCGACTACATAGCCCTTTGAAAAATTGATGCTATCCAATTTGCCTTTGAACGGCACGCCAGCGATGAATCCAGTAACAATCTTTTCTTTTTCGACTTTATCGCCTTTCTTACCGTGGTATAGATTGTTAAAGAGCGTGTCATCCTTGAGTGTTTCGATAACTTTTTCAGCTAACTTGAAATCTGATAGCAAGCCATAAGGTTTGCGACTAGAGAACAAGGCTTTTTTATTCTCTTCCTTGAATTTCTCATGAGCTTCTTCACTCTCGAAATAGCTATGGACGTAGTTGCCAAAGAGTAGAGGTTTTTGGTCTCGTTCATCGTCCCAGATACCATCATCGATAGCCTTGGCTCTAGCTTCACATTTCATGTATTCCTTGAAACGACTTACAGACATATAGGTTTTGTCAGAGTAATAGTTTTCCTCTGTCAAGATAGTTAAATCAGTCATTTTCTACCTCTTTGATTTTGGTTGAATCACCTTCAAACAAGCTAACTTCTTCGATGATTTCACCAGTTTCAGAATCTACACTTTTTTCTGTTTCAGATTCAGCTTCATCGCTCATGAGGTCGCCCAAAAGCGTTTGAGTGTCTTCGTTTTTCGGTGTGACATCGATAAGGTCAGTTTTGACTTCTTCAGATTGATTGTCTGAGATAAGACCCTCTTGCATTTCGGTAGAGAGTGGGGCATATTTGCTCAAAATGCTCTTGAGTACGGTTTTTTGAGCCATGGCGTCAAAATCAGTAGACCAAGGCCCTCTTGCATAAGTCTTTGAAAAGCGTTTACCATGACTTTCTGCTTGCTCTTTCGTCCAAAATGTCAATTTCTTAAAGCCATTCACAAGCTCGAATGTTGCAAAGTAACCATAAACTTCATCTTCCGGCTGTGTGAAATCAATGTCCAATGTTTCAAAAAGCGGATCATACGACTTGAATTGTGCTTTATAGACTTTGCCAGAGTTGATGGCCTTAAACTGACCAGAGCGGATAGCTAACTGGATAAGCCCTTTATATCCCAATTGGAATTGCGCATCTTGTTTGTATGGCACGATGTAAGCAAACCCTAGACTTGGCTCAATCGGCAAATTCAAGACTGCTGCTTTCATTGCCGCTGTCATGATTGAAGTGTTGCTAGCTCGTGCTAGCAGATTGTTGTTGTTCACAATTGACAAGAGACTTGCGGTGAATTGTCGCTCGTTCCCGTTAAGTACCTCTTGAAATTTCTGTTTGACTGCTGGTGTGTTAAAAAAGTCCTTGTGTGCAAGTTGATTTGTCATGTTCTGTCTTCCTTTTTGATTTGAATACCCTTATTTCGCATTTTAAGGGGGTGTGGTGCAATTTTAACGGTGTTCTAGTCTATTTATACCACCCAACAAAACACACGCCTTAAAATCGATTTTAGAGGGGTTTCCTAGTGTGCGCTAAAAATCTGCGTTGATTTCTTAGCGAAATACATATATTCGTTGATTTTGCTGATAAACGAATATAAATCTAACTCGTCCATCATTTTCTGTTTATGCTCTTCCGAGAATACAAGGCCGTGAATGCGCTCGTAGTCTTCAAAGAGCTTTAGTTTTACTTCTTCTTCCGTCATTTAAAGCATCATCCTCTTGTCTTGTTGAGTCTTGAATTGGTAAACGTGCTCGTTTGTTGTTCCCAATCCTGTCTTTTTGAAAATTCGAGAATGAACACGCTTGCCATAAGTGCCCATGATATCCCGTGGGCTTAAGTTAGTTGTGATGATGGTCTTAGTACGCTTGTTCAGAATGCTATACAAGATTCCGTTTGACCATTCTGTCACTTTTTCAGTGCCAACATCATCCAACACCAGCCATTCAGCTTCCGAAATGCGTCTGATATACTCTGCTTCAAGGCTGAAATCCGCTTTGATTTTGGCAAGCAAGTCAACGATGTTGATGAATAGTCCCATTTTTTTCGTGTGATCAGACAAGGCTTTAAGTGCTGAATATGCTAGGTGGCTTTTGCCCACTCCAGTATCGCCAATCAAAACAATGTTGTAGTCTTGACCGTCAAGATAGCCTTTAAGTTGATTTCTGACATTTTTCAAGTCTTCTTTCTGCTCTCTGGTAAGAGCTTTGAAGGTTTGAAAAGTAGCACTAGCTAGGTCGTCATCCAGCAAGCTGAAATCTTTGAGGAAGTACAAGCGTTTCTGCTCTTGCTCACGCTCGTACTGTTCTTGTGCCTTGATGGCGTTCTGTTGGTCTTGTTCTTCCCGATGGCACAGTTCACACACTGTGTAGGGTTTTGAGTTCGGAAACTGAATCGTGACATAGTTTCGCTTGTGCTTGTCGCAGTATTTATCGCTAGGCTTCATGTACTGCCTTCGCATTTGCTTGGCTGTTTGCTCTAAACTCATAGATATCACCTCTAGTATTTGCTGCAAGCTGGTCCAAATTTAACTGGCTGTTCATCAAAGCTTTTACGACTGTCAAATTGGCGTTGTTCTTCATCTTGCTGAGCAACGGTATGAATCCCATTTTGTGCCCAAGCTTTTAAAATAGAGTTGACATATCCAAATGAGCGTTTCGAGTTGTCAGCAGCTCTATCAATGGCGCGTTTGACTAACATGATTTCTAACTTATCGAAATCGATATAGCCTTTTAGTTTTTCCATTTGGTATCCGTCAATAGGTCCGATTCGTTCTTGATAATGTCTGAAAATATTAAAATCTGATTGGTCATCAGCAGCAGAAGAAGAAAATTGACTAATTTCTGATGTTTCATCCTCTCTACTGTTAGATTTACTTATATTATATTTACTTATATTATCTTTACTTATATTGGGTAAACCAGTGGTTTCCGTTTGGTTTACCAGTGGTTTACCAGTGGTTTCATCGGTGTTTTCCTCTAGTAACTCTTTGTAAATACTAGGAACATACCTGTCTTTTCTGACCGTGTTTTGTTCGTGAAAATCAACCACGAAATAGACCATTTCATCATTAAGAGGTTTCACGAATTGTTTGATAACTAAAAGCCCTAGATTATCTTCATTAGCCCCTATCATTCTGAGAATGGGGAACGCCTCTACTACTCCATCATCATCGCAGTTTTGGATGAGGTGGAAATAAAGGGCTTGAGCTTCTAGCGGCAAGCGTAGAAAACGATGCGTTTGAGTTACGGTTTTACTTATCATCCTACGGTTCCCCATTTGAACCTCCTGAGTAATAGTATTTTTGATTATCTGCCATATTTAATGCCTGCCCTCCCACCACTGCTTAATTTGTTACTCCGCCAACAATCTCATAACTTCTTCAAGCCTGTCTTTCAAGGATTCTTCACGCTCTGTGCGTTCGAAGTCAGAACCGTCAAGTTTAGTTACATTGTATTCGGCTTCTACGATAAGCACTTCACAGTCAAACGCTTCAGCGAGCTTGTCGAGATTGTTTTTTTGTTTTTCATACGACTCAATCGGAACATGTAGAGCATCTCCTAAAACATCGCCGAATTTCAATTCAAATGCCAGAGTAGTTCTGTCCTTGTAATTTTCAAGAAATCCATCTTTTTCAGCGCTGTAAAATACGACTTGTTTGTTATTTTCTTTCATGATTATTCTTCCTCACCTTCGTTGTACTTCTTGAAACTCAATGTCAAACTTGTGATACCTGCTGCGATGACTACAAGACCAAGAGTTGACATGATGCCCTCTTTTTCACCAGTGTTAGGGAGAACACCGCCGTAAACTGTCGTATTTACCACCTCTTTTGGCTCAGAATCGAGCTTGTAAGACACTGTGGTAGATTGTGTCACTTTGTCATTAGGACGCTCTACGCTCGTTTTAGGGGCTTTTTCTGGCGTGCTAGGTTTTTGAGGTTTTTCTGGTTCCTCTAGGATTTCTAGTTCTGGCAAGTCGAGGATAGGGGCATCGTTTGGCACTACGCCACCTTCGAACGGTGGAAGTTCACGTACTTCTGGGATGCCCGGAATACCGCCTTGGAACTCTGGCTTGTAATGAACAGGCGCTTCATTTGGTACTGTGCCACCGTTCCATTCAGGCTTATCATATTGTGGGGCGTCAAACGGTACTGTGCCACCGTTCCATTCTGGTTTGTCTAGCACTGGTGCATCATTCGGAACAGTTCCGATTGGCTCAGTATATTCTGGTTTCACACGTTCTTCAGGAATACCAGGGATGCCACCTTGAAACTCTGGAATTTCAACTTTTGGAGCTTCACGAGGGATTTCAAACGTTGGCTCTGGCTTGTTCTCACCGCTGGCGTCACCCTTTCCTCCTACGAGTTGTACATAGCTATACGAAGTAGCTCCATCTGTTTCTGCTTTCAACTCAATTTTGTTCGTTGGGTTAACTGAGTCCTTGACAGCGTTAATAAGCTTAGTCTTATAGTTGATGTAGATCATGTGATCCAAGCGATCCATCTTGATAGTAAAGCCACGATCTGACTTACTGATAGACTTAACTAAGTCCATAGCTGAGCCTTTGTCAATCCACGGATCAACACTTTCAATGTTTTTAATTTCAAAGTAGTTATCAACTAACTTTTGATTCTCTGACATTTCATCAATGATAGTCACATAGTTGAGCACTCTCTTAGCGTAATTAACACGAGCAGTCCAGTTAATCACTGTTGGATCATCTTTATCTTGTGATCCCCATTTTGCAAGCAACTCATCTTTACCGATGACTTGTTCTGAACCAATATTAGCTGTTACCACAGTTCCGTTAAAGTTGACATTTACTGGCTTGCCAGATACAACTTTATCTGTCCAACTTGCATCTAGTTTCAAGTTCATGATCTTATTCAAAGGGTGTGATTTGAAATAGTCGTTAAATACAGTGGTTACTTTGTTAGTGGTAGCGTCTGCTGTAGCTTTACCAACTACTGCTTTTTCAGGGTTATGTACATCAAACTCGTAAGAGGTTTGGAATTTCACTTCTTCGGGCAAGTCAAAAGTAACTTTGTCCCCCTCGTTAACCGGCACATCGTCCGGGATGTGGATATCCTTGTATTCAACCTCGAATGGTGAGTATTTTCCAGTGCCATTCGGGAAAGTAACCTCAACGTTAGGGTTCTCAACGTTGATTGTGTCACCTTGTTTAGTGACTGTAGTCGCTGGAGCAGTTTCGGTAGTCGCTACCGGAGCACTCTCTGTAACGGCTGGAGTTTCTGCCACTGGTTGAGCCACTTCTGTAGTTGTTGCTGGTGCTTCTGTAGCAACCGCTGGTGTTTCAACTGGTGCCACTGTTTCAGACGGTGTCACCGTAATGTTGCCGGCATTATCGGCAGTGTAGACATTAGACACTGCTGGTTGAGTGTCTGCCACTGGTTGAGCAGTTTCGTCCGCTGACACTGCCCCAGCTCCAATCAATAAAGCTGTAGCAATGGCAAGTGTGCCACAAAGACCGAATGCTTTAGTCTTAACATAGCTAGGTTTTGAAGTTGTTTGAGTGTTAAAAGATTTCATGGTATAATCTCCTTGGTATAATTTTCTTGCATGGGCCCTAACCCATGCTTTTTTTAGTGCTCTCAACGTGCACCCAAAGCCCCACCGTGTCATGTTTCAATGTTTTATTAGACTTTTTTGGGGAAGATTAGGAAAAAAGTAATTTAGTAAAGTTTTTTTGGGGAAAAATTATGGGTATAAGTTACACTCCACGGCAGGGCCATGGCTACACGTTGAAAGATGGCGATGTTATCGGTTTCCGTATTTTGCTAATAATTCTTGTTCACGTTTTTTGCGTGCTTCATATTTGCGCTCGTTTTCTTCGTACGGCGTCCATACTGGCTCGAAGAAATATTCTGGTTCTTTCTCTTCTTTGACGAATAGCCATTTAAATAGTTTTTTCATTTTTAATTCCTTTCTGTTCCCTAACCGCACTAGAGAGCTAGCGAGGTTTTTTAATTCATATATATTTAAGGAGACTTATGAATATCAAATCGTTGTTGCTTACTTAGTTGGTATTGTTCAGTTTCCTCACTAGCTCACTGCTACGGCTAGGGTTATGTGCTAGGCAATCTCTTGCCAGTTATTGTTAAACCAATCTCTGACTGCATCCCGTGGGTATCTGATTTGACTCCCTCGCCCTTTATCGATTTTAGGGAAACCGTCAAGGTTGGTGATTCGTAAAAATTCGGTATAGTTGCCAATTCCAAGCATTGACTGACACTGTTTAGCAGTTAAAATCATGGGTAGCGTTTCGTCTATGTCAAACGCTTTTGTTTTATCTGCTATTACCTTTGTTAGCATGCTGTCGAACTGGTCAGCTAATGGTTTGAATGGGTCTGTCATAGGCTTTTCAACCCTTTTTCAAGAGCGATAAGCTCTTTTTGTTTTGGCGTTTCACGAATTTCAAACGGCGTGAAATCGTCGTAAGATAGATTTTCCAAGAATTTGACGGCATTTTTAGCGTCAATGTGCTTGATATTTGTGTACTTGGTCACGTTAAATGCTTTCTTCAAGCGTGAGTACATCAAGCGAATAAACTGACCTTTCTTCGAAGCGAACAGATTATCACTAGGATGTGATTTTTGCTCATTGAAGTACATATCTGCGAAAACGCCAGCTTTGCTGAAGACTACGCTCTTGATCTCGGTAGCTTCACCGTCATCGATATGGACTTTCTTGTTAACTTCTTCGACAAGCAACTCAATGTCAGTGAGCTTTTGATTCGTCTTTTTAACATTCCTGTCCATTTCTTCCTTGATTCCGATAACTTCTTCTAAAAGTTGCTGATTGACATTGCTTTGTGCCACAAGGTTCATCGCTTGTTTTTTCTGCATTTCAACCGTTTCAGCAAGTAGGGTTTCTTTTTTCTTGTTTTTCTTCTTACTCATTGATGATTTCTCCTTCTATGATTGTTCTTCCGTTCTCTGGGACAATCTTATTCATTTCGTCTAACCAGTTTTCAGTTAGCGTTAAGATGTCTCTGAGTTTTTCAATCTGGGCATCCTTGCCAATCCCTTGGATAAGGGGTTTAAATCTGAGCGGTGCCATTTCTTCGTCAAAGAAATTTTCAAACTTGGTAACGAGCTTACTGAGATTAAAGATATTAGTTACGCTATTTTCTAGCTTTTCTTTATCAGCTCGTAGGTGCTCGATAGATTCTTTCAAGGCGATTGCCTCGGATGTCTCTTTTTCAAGCATTTCGTAAGAAGCCGTTTTGAGCCTTAGACTTCTCTTGACCGAATCAAGCTCGTCCGCTAGGTCTTTATTCTTGCCTAGCAGTTGCTTGTTGAGGTCTTGTGTCGCTTGGTAATCTTGTGGGATAACTTCCTTCTCGATTACTTTCTCGGTTGTCTTGGTTTGTTTGACACGTTCAAGCTCGTCTTCTAGTGCTTTAATTGTTTGGTCTTTTAGCTTTAGGCGACGCTTGACCTCTTGCAACTCTCTGACCGTTGGTGATTCGCCTTGCTCGATTTTTTTAATCTGCTCTTGCTTTTCTTCCTCTGGTAGTGTTGCGATAAGGTGTAAGGCGGTTGTTCCTAAATGTCGTAACGTTTCGACATTTGGCAATTCTTCGACAATCTTCATTGATTTATAAGCAAAATCTTTGTCGATTCCGATACGTTCATGCCACTCCCTAAACTGTCCATGAGTTAGGTCGTTTTCTTTGACGTGTTTTAACCGTCTTCCGATTTCCCAAATTGATTGCCCAGCAATTTGCTTGTGGTGGTTTATTTCCAATTCAATTTGAGAAAGGTTATTTGATAGTGCTATTTCTTGCATTTACTTTTTCCTTTCTAAATTTGGTTTTCACACCACGCGCAATCCGATATAATAATTTCAGAAAGGGGGTGATTATATGGATAATTTAACGAATGACGCAAAATATCTTTTAATCTCAATGTATGCAAGATATCTTGAAAGACGCAAAGATGAAAATTCTAAAAAGGAAGCCAGAAATTTTCAAGGCATTGATTTTATCAAAGAAAACATTATGCCCGAATGGTCTGAAGAAGATATTCTTGATACTTGTTTTGAGTTAAAACGTCATGGTTATCTTAGCGGTCTAGCTGGCAATAACACTCTTTATTCCATCTGTCTTACGACTGAAGCTGTTGCAGCGCTCGAACTAAAATTTAAAGAACCTACTCTCAAAGAGAGGATTGAAAGTGTTCTTGACTTTGCAGCTAAGATTAAATCCGTTATTCCTTTTGCTTAGCTTTGTTAGCTAATGCTTTTTCTTTTAAAACATTAAGACCGAATGGATCTTCTTTGATTTCCAAGCAGGTTTTTTCAATCTGTTCAGCTTGGTTGATAAGTATTTCACGGTCTTTGTTTCTTGCCTTGAGTTCTGCGTCGATAGACTCAAGGCTTTTTGCGATGCGTTCTAATGTTTCGTTCATGTTTACTCCTTTCATAATTTTAATTATTTGGTTCAAGTTCTTGAACTTTATAGTTAAAAAAATATTCAACTATCTCATCTTGTGA